TTATTTAAAAAAGACCACGATAGAAAAGTGTGTGATGCTGTTAATATTTTATTTAAACGTAGAGAAAATTTAGAGATTTTTAATAAAAAGGCCCTTTACATTTATATTCGTGAAATTACAAACGTAGATACTCCTGTAATTACTAAAGTAACTAAAGTACTTAAGAAAAAATACCACGAATTATACACTGAGTATGATAAAACAGGATATGTAAGAGTTTAAAAAATCTATATTTATAACAAAATACAATATGGATTCATTAAATCAAGTAATATTTGACGATAAAACCTTTTCTGATCTCCTTAAAGAGATCCACGTTAATCAAAAGAAAAAAGGTAAACAAATTGGTCAGCTCATAGCTGAGTTAAGGCCCCTTATCCAAAATTTAGGAGATGCCACTGTTGTTGTTCCATTAATTAAAGAATATATGGAAATTAGTGTTAAAAATGATGATCATTTATTAAAAATGGCATCTATAGTTCAACGCTTATCAACAGGTAATGCTACAAGTGGCGGAGGAGATATGTTAACAGCTGAAGAAATGGATCAATTACAAAATATTGTAGAAGAAATTTCAGAAAAAGAAAAAAATGGGAAGAAATCTTAATTATGGTATATCCGAACAAAAAGGAGGTAGGTCTACTAAATCTATTTTTCAATCTGTAAGAGTATGTGATATTATATTAGAATCCTCAGATAAAGATGCAGGAAGACATGGTGGAGTAGATTCTATAGGTACTATATTTTATAGTGATATTTCTATAAATAAAGGTCTAGAATTTCCTAGAAAGCTCCCCACAGCTAAACCATTATTTGCCCATCAAAAATATGTCCCTATAATTAATGAAATTGTTTTATTATTACAATTAAATACAAAAAATAGTAATAAAAAAACTCAAACAACTAATTATTATTTACCTACAGTTAATTTATGGAATAATTCTCATCATAATGCAATGCCCCTCTCTGAATATGGAGAAAGTTTAATAGGTAGTGAAAACTTTAAAGAAAACCCAGATTTAAAATCATTAAAATTATTTGAAGGAGATAATATTTTAGAAGGTAGATATGGGAATTCTATTAGATTAGGAAATCAGGATAACAATCCTATTATTATAATAAGAAATGGACAACATATTAATGTAGATGATACTACATTTGAATCTAATATAGAAGATTTAAATAATGATCATTCTTCGATTTATTTATCTTCAAAACAATTAAATTTCGAATTAACATGTAAAAATAAAGCCTCTTATTTAGCAGAAGAAAGACAATATATATTTTCTGATCAAAGATTAGGTAATGTAACTACTACATCTAATAATATATCACAAGCTATTATAAGTTAAAAATGAATTTTATACCTAAAAATACCAATATATACGATGATAGTCAGATAATAATTAATTCTGATAGATTAATATTTAATGCTAAACAAGATTCAATTTTATTTAGTTCAAATAAAGTTATAGGATTTAATACTAATGGTAGTTTTCATTTTGATAGTGAAAAAAATTTTATAGTAAATTCTAATAAAATAATATTAGGTTTAAAAAATTCTCCTGATGGAGCTATTATATATGGTCAAGAACCCGCAATATTAGGACATCAATTAGATGAATTTATAAGTGATTTTATAGATATTATACAACATTTAACAGAAGATATAGAAACTAAAGTAAGTTTTATAGATTCTTCAGGAAATCCTACAGGATATAATCCTGATAATAAATTAGCATTTTCAACTACTATATCTATGTTGGAAGAATTAAGAATATCTTTTGCTGATAAATGTAAAAGTCAAACTGTATTATTAAAATAATATGTTAAAAGTAATTAGAAGAAATAAAATTACAATAGATAAATTACTTTTTCAAGTTAAAACTTCAATTGTTAAGGAAGGAAAAAAAATGGCTTTAGAATATGCTTATAATCAAATTCCTACAGAGGAACAAGTTATTAATAAAATGCAAGAATTATCTAAAAGTAATCCAAGAAAAGCTAAAAAATATTATGATGAAACTAAAAATTTATTAGAAGGAATTAAAAATAAATTATTAAGTTCTACAACTAAACTTGATACAATAAAAGCTAAATTAGAATCAGCTAATTCTAAAATTACTTATATTTCTACTATAGCTAGTATAGTAGAACCTTTTATAACTACTTTACAAGGTATAGAATTAGGAGCAGAGGCTATAGTAACAACAGCAGGAGCTAATCCAACTACACCTCCTGGTCCTATTGCATCATCTGCTACATTAAAAGAAAAAATAAAAGGTACAATTCAAAAATTTGGTAGTTCAATTCTATTAGCAGCACGTATTGTATTTATAGTAAATAAAACTTATGTTAAATTAAAAAGGAAAGTAGATGAAACTCATACTAAATTTTCCCAATTAATAAGTTACATAGATAATTTATTAGCAAAATTAGAACAATTATTTATAGAAATATTATTACCCTTATTAGAAGATCAGGATAATCTTCCTGTCATAGATTCTTTAGAAGATTTATATTCTTATTATCCAGGAATAGAGGGTTATTTAAATTCAGATGATGAAGGTTTACCTCCTTTAGATTCTGAAGAGGGTAATAATACTACTAATGGGATCAGTAATACCCCTCCAAGATTCTTTAAAAAATATAGAAACGACCCTTATACCGAGGAATTTTAAATCCTTATATTTATTAACAAACACAATTATTATGAAGGCAAGTGCTTTTGAAAAACTATTTAGAAAAGTTGTAAGAGAAGAAATTGATTATGCTCTTAGACGTGAAATTAAAACACTTAAAGAAGATTTACGTGATGAATTTAAATCTACAATTGTAGAACACCCAACACAACGTAATATAACAGCTAATGGAATGGGTAATCCAATTCCTGTAAGTGTACAATCTTCTTTAAAAGAAAAAATTATGGGTAAATCTATAGCCCAAAGTTTTACACCTAACGGAGCATTAAATGACTTACTTAATGAAACTGCTCAAGGAAATACAAATCTTGAATCAACATTAATACCAGAAGCCCCAATACCAACTGAAGTAGCAAATGTAGTAAATAGAGATTATCGCGAATTAATGAGGGCAATAGATAAAAAGAAAAATAGTAGACCATAATGGCTAGAGAAATTGATAAAATACCAGGATCCCAAACCCAAATAAATCCTTTAGATTTAAAACCTTCAATAGGAGTAGGATTAGGGTATCCTTTTAAAAATGGTTTATCTATCAATTATACTACTAAAGATCAAATTCATGATAATTTATTAAATACATTATTAACAGAACCTGGAGAAAAATTATTTAATCCTTTTTATGGTGTTGGTTTAAATAGTTTACTTTTTGAACAAAAAGTAGAAGCTAATTTTATAAAATCAAAAATAGAAGATGCTATAATTTCTGATTCATTATTAAATTCAATAAAAATTGAAGATGTAAAAATTAATTTTAATAGAGATGATAATAAAGTTAATGTAAGGGTTGAATATATTTCTAAATTAGATGGGCAAACTGAAATAATAGAAATTAATTATAAAAATATAGAATCATTATAATGGCATATTCTAATTTAAATAGTACTCCGGAAAGAGATATCAAATATCTTAATAAAGATTTTAATACCTTAAAAAATCAGTTAAAAGAATTATCTCAAACTTATTATCCAAATTCATATAATGATTTTTCTGAAGGTTCTTTAGGAATGATGTTTATAGAAATGGCAGCTTATGTAGGAGATGTACTATCATATTATACAGATACACAATTACAAGAAACATTTTTAAATTTAGCTCAAGAAAAAAGAAATTTATATAATTTAGCTTATTCTTTAGGATATAAACCTAAAGTTACTAAAGCTTCTAGTACTATGTTAGAAATTTTTCAATTAATTCCTTCTAATGCAGATAATAATTATACACCTGATTATAACTATGCTTTAACTATTGGGGAAAATGCATTATTTAACTCTAATGATGGGGTAAATTTTATATCTGAAGAAATGATAGATTTTAATATTTCGGGATCAAGTAGTCCTACAGATATTAGTGTTTATCAAATAGATGGTAGTGGTAATCCCCAATATTATTTATTAAAAAAGAATACAAAAGTAATATCAGCTGAAAGAAAAACTACAACATTTGAAATAGGTTCAGCTAAAAAATTTTTAAAACTAAATTTAACAGATGATAATATTATAGGAATAGAAAAAATTGAAGATAGTGAAGGAAATATCTATTCAGAAGTAGATTATTTAGCTCAAGATACTGTTTTTAAAGAACAAATCAACACATATGCTAATGATTCTATATTATATTCAGATTCTCAGTCTACTCCTTATTTAATGAAACTTAAAACAGTTCCTAGAAGATTTATATCTAGATTTACTACTGAAAATAATTTAGAAATTCAATTTGGTGCTGGAACTTTAAATATTAATGATGAAGAAATAATCCCAAGTCCCACTAATATTGGTTTAGGTATAAATGATGGAAAAAGTGGTTTAGATAAAGCTTATGACCCTTCAAATTTTCTTTATACAGGAACATATGGAAAAGATCCAGCTAATACTACATTAACAGTTACTTATTTAGTAGGAGGAGGAATTAATTCAAATGTAAGTTCAAATACTATTAATACTCCTATATTATTACCCTTAACAACTAAACCTAATTTAAATCCAACTACATTAAGTTTTATTAGAAATAGTATAGGATGTAATAACCCACAAGCAGCTACAGGTGGGGGAGACGCAGAAAGTGTAGAAGAAATTAGATTAAATTCAATGGCTAACTTTTCTACCCAAAAAAGAACAGTAACTAAAGATGATTATATTATTAGGACATTATCTATGCCCTCAAAATTTGGCCAAATATCTAAAGCA